GAGTCGATCTTAGCGTACAGGTACGGGTTGTGCATCATGAACAGACCACCATTGCATATCTGCCGCTCTGACCCAGCAAGTGCAAGCCAGCCAGCAGAACTGAATGCGTAGCCGTCAACGATGGTTGTAACCTTACCGGGATGCTCCAGCAAGCGGTTGTACATTGCCAGAGCAGCACCAACCTCACCACCTGAAGAGTTGATACGGACGTTGAAGTCGCGTGGTGCGTCCTTCAGGAAGTCTGTAACATCGGCGGGTGTAGCGAAGTTGAATGTCTCACCATCGTATGTCTTCTGAGGCATGATGATGTCATAGATCAGCAGTTCGTCAGCCTTGTTGAAGGTGACCTTGCATTCCAGTGTTTCACCAGAAGGCAACTGCTTACGGTTCAATACAAGTGACTTCATTGTCAATTCCTTCCGGTGATTTCTGGTTGGATACCCAATCTGCGACGACGTTGTCCAGAGTTGACGGACCAATGGTGATCATGTCCTTCCATGGTGCTAGCTGGTCCATCAGCATTCCGTGGAACTTATCGTTGTAGAACTCAGTCTTGGCAGCATCGAAGTCATCAGGACGGGACTGCTTCTTCTGATCGAGGACACGAGTCTCGTACTGCTTCAAGCCGTTGATGACGTTGAGAAATGCTGACTTGACTCTCTCTTCAGCATTACGAATACGCTTGTCAATGTTGTCACCAGAAGGAGACTTGTCCATCTTGCCTCCTGATGGAGCTTTGGCTGCTTCGGCTTTCTCCGTGACTGCTGCATGTTCTTCGGCAGAAACCATACCTTCGTTAGTCTTCTTGGTGGTTTCAATCTGAGCTTCAGCCATGTCGTTGGCAAGATCAGCACCTTCCTCCAAGTGAAGCGAGTGCTGGACGGTCATCAGGTTAACAGGAACGTAACGCAGGGAACTGGACTCGTCGTTAGGGTCAATGTGCATACCGAGCAGACCAGCACCATAAGTCCTGTCGATGAAGCCGATCTCGAACAAGTTTCTGAGAGCGGTAGTAAACTTGTCGATGACGTTGCGGTAGAGGTACAACAATTCGAACTCGAAGCAGTACAGCATCTGAGACGGTAGAGGGATAAGCTCCGACTTGAACTGACCTGCAATACGTGAGAGTAATGGGCCGATACCAGTCTGGACGAACAAGGCCACTGCCTGTGACAGATCAGCATCACCAGCTTTGGTTCCCATGTAACTGTGGAGCAGAGCAGGGGGGATGTTCAGCCCACGAGCTACATCTTCCACGCTGAAGGCACGAGTTTCGATGAACTGAAGATGCTGGAATGGGATACCCATGTGAACAGGCTTGAGTCCCTGTTCGAGGATACGGGTACGGAAGATGTCCTCCAGTGGTGCGTTGGGGTCGTCTGTGAAGTTGGCTTCGAGACGCTTCAGGACTTCAGGAGCCAATCGGTTCTCTGTGGTCAGAAACATCTGCGTAGCGATACCACGACTGTAAAACTTCCAGCCGAACTCCTCAGAAGCACGGTAGAGGTCCAGAGACACCTCAGAACACTCTACGAAGCCGATAGCACGGTGGTACTCCGTATCGAGGACTTTACCCTTGAAGTGGGCAATGTCGCTCTTAGGCAGCAACAGAGGCTCTGTACGGATGTCGCGAGAGGATACTCCTGTGTCAATGCGGTACAGGAGTTCGCCCTGAACAGCTTTACGACCCGTGGACAGTTGCTCCTGACCAGAAGCACGAGAGATGTTTCCTCGTGTAATTCTGGATGGGTGAATGTAGTAGAGGCGGGATGTGCGGCCTTGTTGGTCACGCTCTCGGTAGAAGTAACAGTTACCGTCCATCAGAACATCGTAGACGATTGTCAGGAGACCGTCGTCGGAGGATAGTTCTGGATGGAAGTAATGAGAGAAGATACGTGATGCTGGGTTGTCCGTTGTTGGTACGACTTTAGTCTTGGCTTGTGAGCCAGCTTCCAGTGCGTACATACGACGAGGAATGGAACCAATCATGCCAGTGTAAATGTCGATAGCACACTTAACGGCAGATAGCTTCAGAGCAGCAGTCGTGTTATTGGTATACTGTTTCTCGTGATTCAGCACACCAAACAAGTTCTTCCACGACAGCGTACCCGTAGTGTTGAGCACGATGTCGATGAGGTTACCGACAGCGGTCTTGGAGATAGTGTCTTTAGGTTTGCGAGAGAACCAGCCCATGTGATGTCCTATTTCAAACCACGGATTTCTGTGATGGTTTCAACTTCAGGGTACATCCATGCTCCCATGGCCATTAACCCCGCTACGATACCGTCGATCTTGTTGGTAGACTTCGATCTGTCCGGTCTGCGTTGTCCATCTCTGGACTGTACAATAACTACGTTTCCGATCATCCAATCAAGGACAGGGTGTCCGCCATGCTGGAATTGGTGGTCGATAGCCAACGCTTCCATTCGACGGCAAGGCTCATTCATTCCGGCAAAGGACTGGGGGTAAGCTCTAGCTGGAAATCCGTATTGCTTGAGGGTGGTGTAGATATGATGTGATCCCCAGCGGTCGAAGCATATCTCTCGACAACCGGAGAAATGGGACAGGATACCTTTGTTGTTTCCATCCCCGAGCATAGCAGTAATGATTGCGTTCTCATCGACTGTATCCAAAGGGGATGTTGCATTGATGACACCTGATTCCCACCATTGACTGTATGGTAGATTCTGCTCTTGTGATCGCTGGTAGATGGAGGTTGCTGGACACCAGCCCCAATGTAGCATAACACCGTACTTAGGAAACCACAAGTTCAGTGATGCAATATCGTTCACCGAAGCGTTGTCGAATCCAGCGTAACACTCTTCTTCCTGCAGGAACTCAACTTGACGAATAAACCACGACCAGTACAACTGATAGCGGCCAATGTACACGTCGACCGAAGTTGCCGTAGTAAATTTCTGGTCGTTAGCAATGTTGCACCAGTATGGGTGCTCCGACATCCACTTCTTGATAGCAACGATTGACAGTAATGGGGTTTCAGGACTAGCGTTTCCGTTGGCCCAGATGTGGGATGGAATCCAAGCTGTTTCTGTTTTGGTACGGACGTTAAGGTGAAGACGAAGGAATCGGTTAAGTTCTACAGGGTTGTCTTGTGCATTGCGGACCAGACGCTCGAAGTAATCTTTACGGATGGACTTACCGTAGTTGGGATTGGCTTTCTTCCATACTTTTTCTGAACGAAAGTCATCAGAGAGATCAGCTTCGTAGATCACTGGCAAGAAGGTTGGTTCCCACTGTTTGTCACTGGCAATGTTCTTGGCTTTGTCGTAGAGGCTGTTGCAGACTGAGGGGCGATCATAGTCAGCGGTAGTCGTGTACAGTACCAAGGGCTGGGTACGGGCAGCGGTTCCAGTGAGCATAACGTCGATAAGCTCGCTGTTGGGATGAGCGTGGACTTCATCGACGTAAACAAAGTTGGGGGACAGTCCGTGCTTGGTATCTGCAATAGAAGATAGGACTTTGTAGATGGCTCCGTCAGTATGCTCAAAGGATCTTGTAGATCGAAAGACACGTTTCTCTCGCAGTCTGGAGATCAGCTTATGGTTGTTCTCGATCATGTACTGACAGTGACGAAAGTTGTTGGAGGCTTGCTCCACATCAGCCGCACAGCAATAGTTTTGTGAACGTTTCTCTTTGTCTACGAAGAACATGATCAGCGAGATGATCGCCCCGAACGATGAGGTCTTACTGTTCTTACGAGGGACGTAGATGAAACATTCGCGGTAACGTCGAAGGTGGGTATCCTTGTGCTTCCAACAGAACAAGTTGGCATAGATACTGGACTGCCATCGTTCAGGGATGTATGGAAGTCCTGTCAACTCACCTTCTGGGAAGCAACACTCATTGACTACGAATGCAATGATACGGTCCCATTCAGCACAGTCAAAGTAATAGTCTTTGGCTGTAACGAACGGGTCGTATCCGGGGATGCCTCTTAGAAAGTCGCAGGTATTCAGTTCGATCCATTTCCATCCAATCATCTTATCAAATTCGTAGATGGGATCTGGAACCTTGATCTTCTGATTGCCTGAGATGTAAGAAGAAGCTGGGTCTATTTCAAGTTCTAGCGACATGGGGTGTGTCGAATCTTACGAGTCAAATGTGACGGTACCAGTTTCGAAGGACATCACATCGTCAGCAGTTCCAGTGCCTGCGTAAGTCCAAAGGAACGTCAGGATACCAGAGTACTTGTACTTCTTGAGTCCCTTGGATGTTTCTGAAGCAGGAAGTTCAATAACAGCGTAAGGAGCACCAGCACCTGTTCCAGTACCTGGAGGGTCTACGAAAGTTGCAGTACCTGTAATAACTCGTGTGGAGTCAGTCTCACCGGATCGTTGAAGCGTGAAAGTAACAGAAGCGTCAGCAAAGTTCAAAGAGCCTGTAGACGATAGCGGAGTACCATCAGTGTCGACAATTGGGATCTGGATCTCACGACCATTCTGTTCCGTGTAGGAGTCACCGATCGTAAGAGTTTCTGGGAACGAAGTAATGGTTCCGGGTTCGAGAACTGCTGCAGCCAGCAAGGAAGTAATAGCACCAACAGATCCGATCGTATCTGTCTTGGTTTGTATAACATCTAGCTGAGTAAGGATCTCTTCCTGTTTAGCAAGCGTAGCGTCACCACTGCCACCACCACCGCCGCTCGGCCCCAACTCCAGCATGTTCTCCGTGAACTGCCAAACAGCACCGTCGACGACCAGTCCGGTATCAACCTTGTCTAAAATAGTTTTAGCTGCGGCCAATGCAGCACTCGTCGCCAGCCCATTCTGAATCTGACTCACCGGATGGATATGCAGCGACACGATTGTAAAGGCCACTCCGTTGACCGGAGCCGATGTCAAAGCCTCTTCTAAGATAATCGTCTTTGTGGCTCCGACATAGCCGGAAATTGCACGGACCTGACCGGTCAATGCCCCATCGTTGAACA